AAAGACAAGCTGAAATGATAGTACCTCAAGAAATTTACCATCCATTATACACTGATACGGATAAATTCATTATTCTTATCACCGGCGGTCGTGGCTCCGGCAAATCCTTCAATGCTTCCACCTTCATTGAACGTCTGACCTTTGAAATGACGGAAGCCGAAAAGATAGTGCATCAGGTTCTCTACACCCGCTACACGATGGTTTCCGCTGGTATGTCTATCATTCCCGAAATGATGGAGAAGATAGAGCTAGACGGAACAACTAAGTATTTCAAGACTACCAAGACGGATATAGTCAATAAGATGACTAATAGTCGTATAATGTTCCGAGGCATCAAGACTTCTTCCGGTAATCAGACGGCAAAACTAAAATCTATTCAGGGAATTACTACTTTCGTCTGCGATGAAGCGGAAGAGTGGACGAATGAAGAAGAGTTCGATAAAATAATGCTCTCTATCCGCAAGAAGGGTATCCAGAACCGGATTATCATTATAATGAACCCCTGCGATTCTAATCACTTCATCTATAAAAAGTACATCGAGAATACTCACAAGCTTGTTGAGATTGACGGTGTGCAAGTTCAGGTTTCTACCCATCCGAATGTACTTCATATTCACACTACCTACTTTGACAACTTAGAGAACCTTTCT